TCTACCAACTGAGCTACAGAGGAATGGTCCTCTCTACCTGAATCGAACAGGTGACCCTTGGAACTACAGTCCACAGCTCTACCAACTGAGCTAAGAGAGGGTAAGGGTCCATCACATATGCTTGTTCATGGAGCCTTTTAAGGTGAACAGTCTTACGAGTCTCCCACATATGATCCGGAACGAGCTCCTACCAAGATTCGAACTTGGGGTGGTGGATTCAAAGTCCACAGTGTTGACCAACTACACCATAGGAGCCGGAGCCTCGGCTACTATATCAATAATTTGCTTTTCTTCTTTAACCTCGTACATATACTTGAAGTAGTACATTAGGAAGCAGAAAAGACCAGCTGCGACATTTGTAATGATCATAGGTATGACCGTGTAGTGGAATGAATAGATGAGAGACAGTACACTCGCAGTCAAGTTCAAATGTAGAAAGTGGTAATTTATAGCTTTGGCATCTCGGTGTTTATAGACATGACGAATTTCGGGTACGAACATAACAACAATGAAAGCGGACCCCAACAGACCACATACATCCACGGCGTTCATTCTTGGTTATATATATTTTCTCCCGTTTAAGTAGGTATGTTAGCTGTCATCATACTACTGGTGCTCGTTCTTATCGTCGCCATGACACGTCATAATTACGACTATAAGTGTTTCTTACTGACGACCGACAACGCAAAGACTCGTCAGGAGCGATTCATGAAACACTTCAACGGTGCGACACCCCTTGAGGTTATACACGGACCCAATACGAAAAATGTCAAGATTGCGAGGGAATATGAAGACATTGTGGATCCTGAGTATTTTGAAAAAGCTATAGAGATGCACTACGACCCTCTCGTGAAGCGTCCAAACATCACATATTTCAATCTAGGAGCCATAGGATGTTTCGTGGGTCATATGGACTTTTATAGGCGTTGTTTCGAACAGGGTCTCAAGTATGCTGTCATTTTCGAAGACAACGTCATCATAAAGTCACCCCGTCTCTTTGACGAAATTCAAAAGGTCATAGATGAGAAAGGTGAAAACTTCGAAATGTGCTTCTTCCATTGTCTCTCTAGACTTCCCGAAAAGAAAGAAGGAACCCTGGAGAAGGTAAACTGGATTTCTAGTACGAAGTGCTATTTAGTGAATGTTGACAATATGCGAAAGTATGTGAAGCACTTCCACCCAATGGATAATCATATTGATATGAAACATGAAGATATTATTGAAAAGGGAGCTAGAGTGTATTACAAAGATATGCGAAAATATATGTTGATTGACAGGTCTCAAGGTAGTTTAATAGGACATAGTGAACACGGTGAAACCGACTTTTTCTCGAGGCATCACCCACACGCCACCCCCAAAGACGTCAAGTGGGGTTACTGATACTGAACGTTAGTGATATAGTGGTGCACGACCGGACATCCATTCCTGGGGTGAGTCGACCAGAGCAAATTGAACGTTTTTTTTGCGTGGGGCTTCAACTTGAGAATATACATTAACTTATCTCGGGAGCTCAATCCCCGAACCCATAGAGAGTCATCGATTTTTATAAATTTACCTTCACCACTATGTCGATCATTACTTCTCTGTTGCCGTCGAGCTTCATTAACTTCTTCTTGTGAATAAAATGCATCTAACCTCCCGCCTTCCCGCATTATTTCGAAGACCTTTCTCCTATCGATTGTTGTGGAGCAGAGGAACTCACGCCAAAAAGACATAAGATAACGTCTTGTTATTTTATTACCGATGCGTGTCTCGTGTAGTTTTGGCTTACTGTAGTACCTAGTATATACTGAACCATCTTTTATATTACGTTCTGTTGATCGATTGGATGGATCCAATATGTGTTCCCTTTTGCATGCGAGAAACTTTTCGGCGGGAATGTAGATGTCGGTGAGGGGGTGAGTGATTGCAGTCATTTTAGATTGTTTTTCTCACATTTATAAGCTCGACTTAGGTTTACAAACACCGGCCTCTCTGTTCGAATTATGGAGAGTCCTATGTTCAGTAAAGTCTTAGCCCATCGAGATTTAACAAAAACTGTTGTGTGATCTATGAACTTCTTGGAGTTGGGGCGATGCTTATTGAGAACCTCACGCATCGAGAGCACACGACCGAGAGAGGCTCTCTTACATCGTGTCGTATCCAAAATGATATGAACCTTTTGGTTATGTGACCATACGTAATTGAAAAATAGATCCATATGTACTGGAGAAGTGATATCAGTTATATCGTACTGAAATGTCTTGACCATATTTTTATATTTACATATTAAAAGATTAACCAAAATTAACACATATGGGTATAATATATAAACTAACATGTCCAGAAGGAAAATCATATATTGGACAAACAATACAGTCTTTCCAGAAACGAATGAATAATCATGTTCATGGGAAGAGTTACTGTAGAGCGTTAAAGGAAGCTATTAATAAATATGGCTTTGACAATTTTAAAAAAGAAATAATATGGGAAGGTGAAAAAGAAATAATTTCAGAAAAAGAGAAACATTTCATTAAACATTTCAACACGATGTATCCAAATGGCTATAATCTCTCTACGGGTGGTGGAAGAGGTGAACATAGATCAATTAATACTATCGAACTCATGACTAAAAATCAAAGAGAACTCGCAAAATATAAAAATAATGGATTACTTGGTTATATAACCGAAAATAGATCTAAAGTAGACCACCAAATAACGTCATGGACTGTCAAAAGTAACAAATATTGGATTGGAAACTTTAAAACCAAAGAAGAGGCATTATCCTGTCAACAAGATTATACACAAAATCCGGAAAAGTATCACAATGTATATTCAAAAAAACGGTCTGCAAACGGAGATGGTGGTATCTATTATAGAAAAGATCGCAACAAATGGATGGTTATACCACATATTAATGGTAAAAATGTGTACATAGGTTCATATAAAACAGAAGAAGAGGCGCACGAAGTTCTTTCTAATTTTAGAACATCCTAAAGTATTTTTACAACGATTATTTCCTCGTTGTAAAAATACCCCCGCTGGGAATCGAACCCAGAATTTGACTTCACTTAATTGGATGTGACTCCATCATGGCATACATAATGTATAAGAATCATGTGATTACCGTTTCACTACAGGGGCTCTAACCAACTGAGCTATAGGATCAAAACTCATACATCGTGACGGTAAATCTCCCCTTTTGTTTAACAGAAGGTTCGATGAAGAGTTCTCGTATCTTATCTTTACCTCGATCTGTACCTTTAACTTCCTTGGAGTGTTTATCAATAGTAGCTTCACTTCTGAATTTCATTTTATCCGTCGTATAATTTTCTATACCATCTTCCATTATGACCATGACGGTGTTAGGTGGTGAAGTTTGAGCGCCTACAAATTTTGGATCCTTGAAGAGAGCTCTAAACATACCCTATATTACGTTAAGATACTTTCCAATGAGAAACCCAATAACATTGGTTAAATTGTCACCAACTGAAAAATGCCATGTATGTTCCGGTGAGTTTTTTATACCCAATGCGCGATCAATGAAATTTTCATGTTTAGATTTTCCTGCGTATACCCGACGAAACCAAAGTGGAGTTTCCTCGTCAGACTTTGATAGACAACCTCCTAACTTTTGGACTAGATCGGGTCTAGAGGATAGCCAATATTCGAACACCTCCCATGCGACACCCAGTGTAATCCAAAACCAAAACTGTCTAGGAAAGAGAGCACCTAGCAAGGTAAATAATAAGAAGTGACTGTATTGAAATCCATAAAACTCTGTGCGGAAACAATCATCGGGTGTATTCTCACATGGACAATGGTCAGCGTATAAGAAGAACCACGCCGTAAATAATAATATAACAAGTATTCTCATTTATTATATGGGTATATTTTATTAATGTCAGTTGAGATTGTGACATATGCTAATAAATCTCAGGGTATGTTTGAGGAGTTGGTGAATAATAAGTTTGGTGTCCCAATCAAAGTTCTTGGATGGGGAACAAAGTGGAAGGGGTTCTCCGACAAGACTAAAGGTGTCAATGACTATCTAAAGACCAAGAGTGACACGGATATCGTGATATTTTTAGATGGTTTCGACACCAAGATTAACAAGGATCCAAGTAACGTTGTTAAACTTTTCAAACAGTTCAATTGTAAGATTCTAGTTTCCAGTGATCCCAATATAAGTGGTAAGTTTATCACGAACCTTATTTTTGGTACATGTAAGGAAAGTGGCACCGCTAATGCTGGAATGTATATGGGATACGCTAAAGAACTTCTAGAGTTCCTTGAAGCTGAAGCCAAAACTGAATGTAAAGATGATCAGTTAAATTTCAACACACTGTGTAAAAGTCGTGACGACATTAAGGTTGATGAGAATAGCGTTATTTTTGAGAACTTCAAACCAACTCAAGTAAATAATGAATCAAACGCACCATTTGTATCCTATCCGGGTAAAAGATCATTCGATAGAATTTCGAGAGGGTTTGTGGAATACACACAGTTCGTATATGTATATGTACTGTGTCTACTCGTATTGAGTATGGGTATATTTCCAAAATATTCGAATGTATTTCTATCACTCTTACTTGGGTTAGTACTATTCTACATCCTGTTCGCGGATAAGTCGTGCACTTTAAAATAACTTCAGCAACTTGGCCAACTCAGTCATGATGACCATCTGCTGTGTCATCACCATCAATTTGGCAGCATCCGTCTTTGGGGTGATGTCACCGTAACCCACAGATGACATAGTAGTGAACGCAAAATAGAAAGGATCGAGAGGACTCTGGAACCCAAAACTCTTCGAGTCCATCTGACTATAGAGAATGCCATATACGAGAGTGATGATGAGTATATTCAAAACGACTGGTTTCATTTACTATAGCCATACAAAATTATACAGATTCCATTCGTTCGAGTTCATCCACGCCATGACTCTTTCTCCGTGTCGTAACCCCCTTTAGACCCTTTAACCACCTGGTAACTGCACGCTGAGAACCACTCACAGATGCCGCGTCATCACTCACTACAATCGAGAGTCCATTACAGACATCGGGTTTGTTTTCTTTATCTGGGAACTGTAAGAGGAAAGCCTGGATAGATATAGCTGGGATGTCTGGAGCGTCGTCTAGGAGTTTGTCATATTCTTCTCGAGACTTCATGAGAAACTCAACTACTTCTGAACGATGTTTAACGTCGAGTGATATTTCCATATCAATAGATCTATAAAACTTAGACCACTGTACACACATACCTGAATGTGCTTCTGAAAGTGGGAGACTCTGACTAAATTTACTGATAGATGTGAGTATACCACCCAAAACATTTAGGAATGCAAAGAAATACTGAATTACCATTATGTTATTCTTGGTGTCTTGAGATACATTTTCATTCCCACTTGGATTTAGAACAGCAAAACCACCAACACCTGTTATACTTGCTATGATTATACTAGGGTAAGACAACCAATCATTCTGTTTCTTGTAAAATAGGCGTGCATGGTTATGCAGCCACCGATACCCGGCTGCTTTTTCAGCCCATTTTATAAGCAACTTTTCTTGTTTTTCGCACCACTCACAGTGTTCGTCTTGCTTTTGAACACTCATGGACTTAGATTATACAGATATATTTTTCGCACTTTCCCTGGCTAATTTATCAGCTTCTTCATTTCTAGGGTCGCCATTGTGGGCTTTTACCCATCGCCACTCAACTACTTTCAATTTATTACGCATTTCATCGATAGCAATCCACAAATCCTTATTTTTCACTGATGCACCCGTAGATGTCATCCATCCATTTTGTTTCCATTTTATAATCCATGAATTTATTCCTTGTTTCACGTAGTTACTATCCGTAAATATACGCACCTCTTGAATATCTCTCTTCACAGACTCTTCAAGAGCTCGCAAAATAGCTGTCATCTCCATCCGATTATTTGTTGAATTAGGCTGTCCAGCACTAAGCTTAAAACTATCACTGACCACACCCCAGCCAGAAGGTCCAGGATTTCCCAAACTGCTCCCATCGGTGTATATCTCATACATGATTAGGTATTGGGTTTATTTTCTAAGTCCGT